GAACTTGAAGGAAGGGAGAGTGATGAAATCAGGTATGCAGGGGTCACCGTCCAAATCCCAAGGGTTAGTAAGTGCCTTGAGATAAAGGAGGGCGCAGTCCGACATGCCCAAGTTCTTAAGAACGGGAGGGAGTGTCTGTCTGTTTCTGGGTGTGTTGTAACCAGGTGTAGGAGCACTGCCAGTTTGTGCTGCCTGGGATGTAGGTCTTTTTGTGCGACCTCGCATCGATGACTGATATTGCTTGTACCGCTGGTCTTTTTGGTCTTGGGTCAAGCCTTTGTAACGCTTTGCGTTGTTTGCAAGGAATTGTTCACGAGTCAACATTAATATTTTATTATTATTTTAAAAACCACCTCCACCGTACTATGTACCAAGAAAATGCGTGAACATGTTTATTTATCACCTAAATGAGATGACCCCTCATAGCCAGTCAAAAGGTCTATTGATGGCTTGCTGTTGTGGAGAGATACTTGTATCAATCGATCCATATCAGCAGGTGACACGCCGTCAGTCCATCGGCGTTGAATAACAAAGGATGCATAGTCGGAAAGCGCCTTAGCTACACGCTGACAGTCAGGATCTGGAATGGGAGCCGTCAGATCGTACAACGAAAATATCGTCGAACACAACTGTAGGTGTGTCTTGGCGCACATCGTCTGGGTCATCGAAGTGCATAACTTTGCGAGGCGGGGAACAGGGTAATACGACCCGTTCTGATACAGGGATGTGGATCCGAGAAACTCCAGGCCATGGGGTTTCCCGGTCACATACGAGAACTGGGTCGGTTTGACAACAATACCGAATGAATTATATGCCAGGTTATAAGCCTCGGTTATACCGGCACGCGTCTCCTCAGGTGACTCGCCTGGGATCGCAAAGAATTGAGAATTAAGGGAGTCAAAACTATCATCACCATAAAGGGAAACACGGGAGTTCTCGAGGAGCGATGCTCGACTCGGGATAGCTTTACCTGCACGGATGGCAGCCAGGATCAGAAAGAAATACGTGACAATAATATGGGCAATAGTATTGTCAGTAGTGGTACTGTCTGAACCCGACACGTTTCCAATGGAACGCTGGTACATCGTACCGTCGGGGATACCGACGATCGGAAAACAAGTGTTCTGTGCAACGTATCTAAAATACGGCTTTGTGCTCTCGTCTAACATTAGGAACTCCTCGCGGAGCGCCCAAACATATGGGAGAAGGGGGATGACTCGATCCCAACCAGACCCATCACCGGTCAAATGAATATCGAACACAGCATGTGCAAGAAACAAACGGTTAGAACCATTATACTGCTTACACATACCATAACGGGACCACTCATTGACAAAGTCGTCCCAACGTAACTGCATACGATGATTGGCTTCGGTAGTAAAAACTTTTTGATGGGCCAAGAACACGACATCAGGTGCGAAGGTCGTGCGAAG